GAGAAGTATTAAATGCACTAATCCAATCTAAGAAGTTCTGTAGAGTAACTTGGTCATCTACGGTTATGTCAATAGACTTGCTATCTAACTTAGCTGTAACGACATAATACGTTCCACCTGATACTTTATCTTTTTCTTCAGTGGCGAAAGAGATAAGATGTTGAATAGGTAGATGTTGCATAGTCGCAAGCTTATTGAAAGGCTCACCCATGTTCTTGAAAGAAACCTTTTGGTCTGTTTCAAATAGAACAGGAATCTCAAAATCCTCTACTGGAGAGCCGTTAGCATCCGTAGCATCCTTGACTATAGCTATACCAAAGACATGCCTCTGACGCTTAATTTGAGAGTATATAGCCTTTGTTTTTTCAGGCAACGAACTATAGTCTTGTATGTACCCTGCAGGTTTGCCACAGTTAAATCCACCTGACGTATCCATCAAGTCATTATTTAAACTATCTGATAGAATAGTTTTAATGTACTCACCTCGTTTGCCTGTTTCAGCAGACTTTTTAGGTGAGAAAGATTGAAACCTTTGATATGACTGTCTCTGCATAAAGGGTCTAAGAGATAATGTAGACATATATATCTCTTCTCCATCAGTCTTACGTATGCAAAGAGAACCTGCAGGTACGACTTCAGCTTTTACTTTTTTACCATTTACATCTTGAGTACCCATAATGGATTCTCGTAATACTTTAACTCTAGCGAGTTGAGAAGTCTTCTTCTCTGTTCCAGAGTTTGTCGGCGTAGTTGCGACTCCCATAACTTTAGCCATATCCGCAAAGTTTACAGAGCCGTTAGAGGTTATCAATTCATTATTCATAATATTATACATCCTTTGTTTCTAGCCAATTTGGTCCTATCTTGGCTTCTAATAATAATGGTACGTTGAAGTCTATCCCATAATACTTGTTAATTAGGTCGTGCAGATTTTCATTCAAAGTTTCTACTGCTGCTATCACCTGATGCTCTTCATTAGGATGGACATCAACTACAATCGAATCATGTACTGTATTTACCAGACAACTATAGTGCTTGTCAAGTAGTTTTTCAAATTCTAACAAAACTATTGGCACTACGTCTGCCGTAGCAAATCCTTGTACAGGGTAATTTTTTATCATAGTAAAATTAGTTACGCTTCCATTCATTCTCCTTTTCATGTTTTCAAATTCATATTGTCTTCCAGATGGTGTTTGGATTCTGCCTGTATTAATAGCTTCATTCGCTAATCTACTATGCCATCTAGCTATTCCATTGTACTTAGTCGTAAATTGTTGATAGTAAGCAGCTTCAGCAGGTGTCCTACCGTAGCCACTAGCTCCGTAAAGAGGAGCAAAAGTATGAGCCTTGGCTTCTTGCCTAGATGTAGGTTGCCCTGCATCAGAGATAACCTTGGCTGTATACGCATGAACATCAAAGCCTGTAGATACTTCTTCCATAGCTGTTTTGTCTTGACCTAAGAAAGCAGCAACTCTAAATTCTAACTGAGCAAAGTCAGCTTCCATTATCTTACCGCCATCCCATCTAGATACAAATACTTTCTTTACAGGAAAAGTGCCACCTCTAGGCATGTTCTGCATATTCGGGTTACGTCCACTAAATCGTCCTGTGGATGTAATATGTTGAGTTAGACCTACGTGCAAGAAACCATCTTGTTTAGTGAATATATCTATAGACTTGATATAAGTATTAAGATAAGTCTCAAGTGCAGATAATCTTCTAAGCTTACGTAAAAAGTCTTGTTGCATACCTAAACCTTTAGATTTAGATAGTGTCTCTAACTTTTCAATGTTTCCTTTTGAGGTTGAGAATCCATTTGCTGATACCCAAGTTTTACTAGGTGCGGTAAAGCGTAAACCTGCCACACGGTTAGTATCAATAAGATGATAACCAGTTGCATCACAAGACTTGCACTTCGTAGGCTTTTTAAATAAAGAACCGTCTTTTCTAGTTTTGTGTACATATTTATTTCCTTTACATTCTTCACACATGTAAGCTTTAGTTTTATACATAATAGATGTATTCTCTGCTATCGCTTTTCTAAACTCTTTATCTGTAGAGGTATGTTCAAATAACTCTTCACCCCATATGTTTTTATCTAATACTCGTCTACTAAATATAAGTTGAGATACCTGCTCTGGTGAGTTAAGATTAATAGGTGTGTCACCCATAAGTTCTTTTGTTGTCTTCTCTAGTGCATCTAATATTTCATTTCTTTCTTTCTCAAACTCTTCTTTAACTTCATATAGAGTATCTCTACTTACTTTCAACCCATTCATATACATTTTAGTTAAAGCTCTACATACTTCATTAGTTATATTTAAAACATTAACTAATGAATGGTTCTCTTGGTCTTTATATCTTTTATCTAAAGTTAAAAACAACTCTCTAGTTACACGTATGTCAGCATCTAAATAATGTGCAAGTTCTAAAATTGGTATCTCTCTAGTGTTATATCCTTTCTTAAAATACTGCTTCAGTGTATCCTGCTTAGTCCACTGTAGCCTGTACCGTTCAGCACAAGCTTCAAGTGATAATGGCTTCTTTAAACCTCTACATAAAATATATTCAGATAGCATTGTGTCATATATGTCACCATTGTATTTAAAACCACAAGACCAAAGCCACTGCAAATCGTGTTGAGCATTGTGCATAATGAGTAAAGTAGTTTTATCTAAAGTTTCCTGTAACATAATAGGCGAATCAGGAGACTCTTTCTCTGCGTGGTCGTATGTGTATATTGTAGGTGAATCATCACTATCTGCATCAACTAATCCAACCATAGTTAATGAGTTCTCAGGTTCAAAAGGGTCAAGGTGTAATTTACCCTCTCTAGTTTGAGTTGTGTTCTCTACATCTAAAACTAATCTCATGCTGAATACCTAGAAATATTGCCATCTAATACTACATTCATACTACCATGCCAACCGCCTGTCAACTTATTTTTTGCTATAACTAAATATCGAACAGGAGATTCTTCTTCTTGACCTTCTACAGGAGCAGTCTTACCTATAAGAATCATCAAGTCAGCTTCGGCAGCTTTGCCTGTCTTTGAACCTTCTAGCATAGATTGATTTAAACTTTGAGCTTTACCTTCCGCTTCAGCAGAGAGTTGGCTCATCCACAAGATAGCACAGTTATGTTGCTTCGCTATATTTCTAGCGTAGATAGCTGCATCTTTCAAGTAGACATCAGACTTATCACCTGTACGCACAGCAAATTTGTCACCCATATCCATGACTACTACATCAGGATTATACGTCTTAACGACTTGCTCTACCCAAGATAAGTCTTTGCCAGTGCAATCTTTGATGTGTAAGTTGCCTTTAATCTTCTCGTAGAGCATACCTGCTTTAGCAGGATTGTTCTTTACGTCCATTAAAGACATGCCTGTAGCTGCACTTAGGTATCTAGCTCCTACTCTGTGATACGCTTCCTCGTTGAGAAGCACTAGACACTTAGCTCCTTGATGAGCAAAGCCATCTGGACCTGCAATCAAACTAGCGTGAAAACTAGTCTTACCTGTATTAGGTCTAGCTCCTATGATAATTAAATGTCCACCGTTAATGCCTTCAATGCGACTAGATAGCGTAGGGATATTAAACTTCCATTGAGCTTCTAGGTCATTGAGTTGCAGTAGTGTATCTACAGAGATGTCATCCCAATTTACTTTCATATTCGGTAAGAAGTCATCGTTGTAAGATTCAATCATTCTACGCAGTGGCTCTAGTGAGTTAGCTTCACCGTTGACGTAATCAAATCCTATGTTCGCTATGTCCTCGCCTATGCTTTGTCTAAATAAACTAGATAATACATCTTGAGCTATCTCTTTAGTCATAGGCTGTTCCTTCTGTAACTGATAAAACATGTTCTTGTACATTTGCTTGTTAGCAGTTGTAATGGTTGTGTTATTCGTTAAGAAGATAGCTTCTAGTTCTTCTGGTGTAAGAGTACGCTCGTATTTATCCATAGCGTAATCTATAGTTTGTTTAAGCTTTCGTACATCCTTAGAGAATAGTTTGTCAGGACATCGACTGCCTTTGTGGTCTTCATAAAAGTCTCTTTCCATAAGAGAACGTAGTAGTGATAGTTCCATATTATTTTACCTCTGTTAATGCTTCCCAAGAAACAGGGAAGAGTTTATGCATGTGGTCACTAATTTGATAGGCTACTATTTTACTTTCTACTTGTGCATCCTTTGCACATCTTAGTCGGCACATATCAGCAAATGCGTCAAGACTACCTGACCAATGCCATTCAGTCAAGTGGCAGATAGGCAACACCATACGAGCTTGTTCCTCACATACGCCTAACTCTAGTAACTTAGAGTAAGATGCCATAGCTTCATTTATTACTGAGTTTAAATGAAATGTAGCTAAACTTTGCACTTCTTCACTTTGTATTACATCGCCACTACCCTGTTTTTTATCTTTGGTTTGTGAACGCCATATAGCAGAGTTTATATTATTCATGTCAGGTCTGTACCAATTAGGTGTAGTATCTACATATCTTCTACTAACTTCGTTCCAACGTAAAAATTTATGTTTAACTAATTGTCTAGCTACAAAGATAGGCGCACGTACATAAAAACTAGCAAAACAATGTCCAAAAGGAGATAAATGTTTATGTTTAGCTAAATAAGCTATAAGTTTTTCATCTTTTTCTAACATGTGCGTAGCTTCAGAAAATTCATGTAGTTCTCCACCACCATATATTTCAGGTTCATCTCCGTAATAATATCTACTTTTTTTATTAAAGCTAACTCTAGCTGCGTTTACTACATCAATATCAGAACCGCAATGTCTAAGATAACTTACTTCTATTGTCATGTGCTTACTCTCCTATTCATATTAATTAAACCGTCTAGTCGTTTCAAGTCTATGTAGTTTCTGTACTTAACGTCATCTTGTAAAGACATAGCGTGAACGATAGACTGTGTAGCTCGTAGTTCTTTAGTTAATGACAATGTTTTATTCTTAGCGTCAGGGTCAAGAGCCACAATAACTTTATGATACTTGCATAACTCTTGTCGACTTTTATTAGATAAAGAAGTACCTAGCAACGCAAAGCCTGTAGCATCCATGTTCTCTGAGATAGCGATAGCACTGATGACATCTTCTACGACTACAGCACAGTATGTATTGTCGGTTTTAGATGATAAAAAGAAGTCTGCCTTGCCATTATAGCGTAGCCACTTAGGTTGTTTACCAGTTAGGGAACGCCCTACAGCATCTAAGACCATACCTTGCCGACTACGGATAGGGAATACGGCTCGTTCATCTTTTACGTCATACAGTAGATATGTATCGTGAAGATTCCACTTATCTATAAACCTGTGCATGTATTTGTTATCTATGTCGTGAGATACGTATTCAGGAAATGAAAATTTATTTGGTTCTTCTGTAACAGGTACACTATTCTTTTTATTTAAAATAATAGCTATATCCTCTCTAGAATATCCAGAACGTACAGCACCCTTTGTATTACAACCTAGCTTGTAGCAGTTAAATAGCGTAGACCCATCCATCTTGATAGCTGTAAATGTTTTCTTACCTTTACAGGATGGGCAGTCAATGCGTACACTTTCTGCTTCATTTAATGCTAAATCATCTATAAATTGTTTTATATTCATCTTATGTTTCCCATTTAATGTGTTTTAATCACCCCTTACAGGGGTATATCGTTCATAAATTTAATTTTGTCAATACCA